TTTAGGTAGAGCAATAGATTATTTAGGTGCTTCAGCTAGTGAAGAACAATTATACAAACAAGCAGAAAGATTTATAGAATGGGTAAATGAAAAACAAAAAGAAACATTAAACAATAATTCTACTGCTGATAATTGGCAAAAACATCACAATAGTAGTAATGATGATTTACCATTTTAAATTATAAGAGGTGTAGATATTGATAAACAACAACAGAAATTAGTATTAACATAAAATTAATTTTACAACTTGGTACTACACCTCTTTTTTAAAACACTTAATTATGAATGAATTACAAAAAATAGATAGAGTATTAAACATTACAAGCAAAGTTTGTAATGTAGATTATAAATTATTAAAAACAAGAAGCAGAAAATTAGAACTAAATTTAGCTAGACAAATAGCTTGTGTATTATCTATGAAACATTTAGGCATACATAAGGTTAAGGTTGCAAAACGTATTAACAGAGATAGAACAAGTATGAACCATTATTTGAGAAACCACGAAAACAATTATAATGGTTGGAAAATATACCAAGATAAATATGATGAAGCATTTGCAAAATTATTAAAAGGTAATAGAAAGCGTAAAATACTACATAAAAATAAATTTACTAATATTGTAAGTAAAATTAAAACAATTTATTGTGAAGCACCTGATATTACAATTACAGTTACTTGTGGTAAATATAAACAAGAATTTTATGTAGGTGTATTTCATTTTGAAAGAGATATAAATACTATAAAAAAAGCATTTGAAAAATACGATCATAAAATAGATTATAAAACTTATGAAGGATAAACCTAATTATTATGCAATTATACCAGCAGATGTAAGGTATTCTAGTTTAAAACCTAATGCTAAGTTATTATATGGTGAAATTACTGCATTAAGTGGTAAACTTGGGTATTGTTATGCAGCTAATAATTACTTTGCAGATTTGTATGGAGTTAGTAAAAATACAGTAAGTAGATGGATTAGTGATTTAAATAAATTAGGGTTTATAAATATAGAAGTAGAACGTAATGAAAAAAAACAAGTGATTAAAAGAAAGATAGGTATAGTCCAAAAAGATGATAGGACTATATACAAAATGAGCAAAGAGAATAATACAAGTATTAATAATACAAGTAATATAAATATAACTAAAGAAAAATTTATTGCTGAGGTTATGACTTTTGATTATCCAAAAGATATGTTAGAAGATTTTATTAATTATTGGACAGAAGGAAAAAAAAAAATGAGATACCAAAAACAAAGTACATTTGAAATAAAATTAAGATTGGTTCGCTGGTCAAAAAATCAAAAAAAGTGGGATAAACCAAAACAAACAGTATCTAAAATAGATAGTCAAATAGATGAATATTTAAAAGGTAAAGAATTATTATGAAACAAATAAAAGAATATAATTTTAAAGAACTATCATTAAAAATATATGATTTAGTTAGTATTACATCAGTAGAGATAGGACACAAAACAGATGGCAAAACAATGGCAGCTTTATCTAAAATATTTGCAAGTGATTTAATAAAAGAAAATAGATTTAAAAACTTATACCTATATCAAATACAAGATGCTTTTAGATTAGGTGTAAGATTTGGTAAAGATGAACCTTTTTTAAATATTAGAACTTTTTACAAATGGGTATATGCACATAAGAAGGTTATAGATCAAGCATATTATGAAGTACATACATTAAACAAACCAGCAGCAGAAGTACCATATTATCAAGAACCTAAAAAATTATTAAAGTGAAAATATTAAATTTATATGCTTGTCTTGGTGGTAATAGATATAAGTGGAACGAAGTTAAAAATGATATAGAAGTAACAGCAGTAGAATTAGATGAAGAATGTGCAAGATTATATCAAGAACGCTTTCCAAATGACAAAGTAATTATAGCTGACGCACATCAATATTTATTAGACCACTATAAAGAATATGATTTTATATGGAGTTCACCACCTTGTCCTACTCATAGTAGAGCAAGAGGTTGGAATACCAAAGTAGAAACTAAATATCCTGATATGAAATTATATGAAGAAATAATATTATTAGAAACTGTTGTAAAAGGTGCAGACGCAAGATTTAAAGGTAAATATGTAGTTGAAAATGTTATACCTTACTATGAGCCATTAATACCAGCATATAAAAGGCATAGGCACTTATATTGGACTAATTTTAATTTACCTAATATATTAACTACTAGAAAAATAAAAATGTGTCAAGGAAAAGATGAATTAAAAAGATTAATAAAATTTCACGAATTTGATTTTAAAAAATATAAAGGAAAACAACCAGTTAAAAAAATAGCTAGGAATTTAGTAGATTATGAAGCTGGTAAAACAATATTTGAAACAATGCTAGGAATAACAAAAAAAGAAAACGTAAAACAAACTAATTTATTTTAACTATGAAAACAAAAGAAATTATAAAAACATTATTAGAACAAAACCCACAATTAAGAGATAGTGATGCAAAACTAAAATGTAGGTTTTGGACAAATGAATTAAAAACAAGAGGTATAGACACAAAACAAATTACTGCACATGAATTTTTAATTATGTTATCACAAAACAAATTGCATAATGCAGAAGGATTAACAAGAATGCGTAGAAAGATACAAGAAGAAAATGAACATTTAAGAGGTGATTTGTATAAAGAAAGACAAACAACACAACAAAATAAAATGAAAACTAAACTAGGATATAATATAAAAATGAGTTGTGAAATACCAAAAAAAAATAATAAACCTTATGTAATAGGCAAATACGATGAGTACTAAAAAACCTATAAGCAAACTAAAAAAAGAGTTAGATAAATGGTTTAGCTTGTATATAAGATTAAGAGAAGCAACAAGTCAAGGAATAGCACAATGTTTTACTTGTGGTAAAATAGATCATTATAAAAAACTACAATGTGGACATTTTCAAAGTAGAAGGCATCATGCAACAAGATGGAATGAATGGAATTGTCAAGTACAATGTGTAAAGTGTAATATGTTTTCAGGTTCAGGTGAACAATGGAAGTTTGGTATGAATTTAAATGCAAAGTATGGTGATGGTACTGCTAACGAACTACAATTTTTAGCACAAACTTCTATAAAGAAAATGAGGATTGAATATGAAGAAGATATACGATATTATAAGGCACTTGTTAATAACTTAAAAAAAGAAAAAGGAATTGACTAAATAATTTTTTATATTTGAGATATGAAAAAAATAATATATGCTAACAAAGAACATGAAGTTATAGTTAGCAATTATATTACAATGATAAAAGAATTTGTCAAAGATGTATCAAATGATGTAAGATGGAAAAATTACAACCAAGTGTTTAATTTAATTGTAGAATATCATAACAACTATGGTAAAAGCACAAAAGAAAATAATTATTGGGATTGGTTAATGATATTGCCAATTAACTTGTCAGTAATGACAAATGGTTTTTTAGCAGCAGTAGAAACAAAAAGAAATAAAACATTAGTAAATTCATATAGAGTTTTAATAAATGAAATGCTACACGATGTAGTAGAGAAAATAGAAAAATTAGAACCTTACAATGAATGATATATATAACATATTAGCAAAACTATTACCTAAATATAAAAATATTGCTAGTTTATACACTAAAGATAAAAACGAAATAGATGATAGTGTACAAGAACTTTACTTGTATCTGATACAAATGAACGTACAAGTATTAAAAGATATATATTTAAGAGATGGTGAAGAAGGATTATTAAAATATGGTGCAGTTGCTTTAAAAAGAGCATTAACAAGTAAAAGATCAGCATATTATTACAAGTATAAAAAGTATTATGCTAACCTTATAAATTTAAGTTACAAAACAACTACAACACAAAAGAATTTTCACAAAAGTATATATAATATAGCACAAGAAGTAGAAGAAGATATTAAAGAACAAAAGATACAAAAAATAGAAGCAGAACTAAGTAAATTACATTGGTACGATTCTAAAATTTTTGAATTATACTATCAAGGGCATACATTAGATAGTTTAGCTAAGGAAACTAAAATAAGTAGAAATAGCTTATATACTACAATAGATAAAGTAAGAACTATATTAAAAAAACAATTAGTAAATGAATAAATTTTTTACATCTGATGAAGTATATAAAGATAGATTAGATATATGCAGAAGTTGTATATATTATTTTAAATTAACAGGACAATGTAAAAGATGTTTATGTTTTATGAAAATTAAAGCACGATTAGCACCAATGGCTTGTCCTGAAAAATATTGGAATAAAACAACAAAAATAGAAACACCTGAAGGATTACCTGAAGAAATAATAGAAGAAGTAAAAAAAGTATATCCTTATATAAAAAATGGTAGAGCAAAAAATCAAGAAGTAAAAAAAAGAATGATAGAACTATACAATACAATATATCAAACTAATTATAGTACAGGTACTAATTGTAGTAGTTGTTTAAGTAGTTGTTTAAATGGAATAAAAGATATTTATAATTTATACAAATGATAGAATTTTTAAGACACTTAACAGGATTATGTGGTGAACCACATCCAAGTTTATTGACTTTACTTTTTGGAACACCAATATTAGGATATTTATTAATGAAATTTAAAAACAAAAACAAATGAGTATATTTTTTGGAATAATAGTAGGGTTTTTTGTGTTTGCATTTATTATTATAAGTTATTTAGAATATAGAGCTGATTTACATGAAATGCACATATTAAAAGATAAATTAAAAAAATATGAAGAACAAGAAAAAATTAAAAATACCTAATTATTATATAGGTAAAGTTTATGGTTATGAAGCTAGAAAGATTGTAGAGGATTACAATTTAGGTTTTAATGTAGGTAATGCAGTAACATATTTGTTGAGAGCAAACAACAAACATAAAACACCAAAAGAATGTATAGAAAAAGCAATTAACCATTTATATTTTGAATTAGATGTAATAAACAATAAGAAATGACTTTATATAAATGTGAATGTGGTGAAGTAGAAAAAGAAATAAGTAAATCTACTATTGTACTAAGGGAAGGAAGATGGGTAGTAAAAGAAGCATTATGTGATTGTGGTAAGTATATGGAAAGTGAAATAGTAGAAGGTATGCCTGATTTAATAAGAACAGAACCTACATTAAGCAAAAAACGTGATATGCTATGGGATAGTGCAAAAGAAAAATTAATAGGAGAAAGAGGTGTTAATGAAGATTTTAAATAATGAACATAACTAACGAATGTAATATGAAGTTAATGTCAAGGTATGAAGATAACTACTTTGACCTTGCAATAGTAGATCCACCTTATGGAATTGGTAATTTTATACCACAAAATAGAATTAATGGGAAATTTGATGAAGTTAAATGGAACGACACAATACCAAATAAAGAATATTTTAAACAATTAAAAAGAGTGAGTAAAGAACAGATTATTTGGGGAGCCAATTATTATAATTGTTTTAACGACAAAGGTGGAGCGATAGTTTGGTTTAAAGATGTAAGACATCCTAATATGAGTAAATGCGAAATAGCAAGTTATAGCAGATTAAAAAAAGTAGATTTTTATAGATATGATTGGAGTAATACAGATAAATACAATAAGTTAAGAGGTGCAGATATACACCCATGTCAGAAACCTGTATCTTTATATGAATGGTTGTTAATAAACTATGCAAAAAAAGGAGATAAAATACTTGACACGCATCTTGGAAGCGGTAGTATTGCTGTTGCTTGTCACAACTTAGGATTTGACTTGACTGCTTGCGAATTAAATACAGAGTATTACAACGCAGCTGTAAAACGATTAGAACAACACAAATTACAAACTAGAATATTTTAAATTATTAAAATGAAAATAACTAACGAGGATAATATGGATTTAATGTCTAGATATGAGGATAATTATTTTGATTTAGGTATAGTAGATCCACCCTATGGAATAAAAAGAGATGGA